GACTGTGTCTTTCGCGCCGCCGATACCGGGTATCTCTTCGCGATATACATCCGTCATCGTGCGCTCGATGCCGCCCCATACTACTGACGAACCTTCGCAGATCGTCGTGTCTTTGATCACGTAGTACTTGTCAGCCCGCATCTTGTCCGTCACCGTTAGATGGCGAACCAAACTGTCGCAATCGCAGTACTTGGATTTGTACACTTGGCTGTAGTACTCTCCCGCGCGAGTGATAGTTTGGCCTTCCCATATGTAAGTACTGCCGACTTCCAACTCGTAGTTCAAATGCTCTACGGTTCCCAAATTGTAAACCATTACCTTGTGTCTTACAATTGTGGAGTCCTTCGAAGGAGCTAAACTCGGGATCGTGTCCCATACTTCCTGGTCGCTCTTTACGACCAACGCACCATTCTTGAAGACGATCGAATCGCCCGGACAAATGGTGTGATTTTGATACTCGACTTTCGCAATCTTTGCGTTGCCGTTTACCGTTGCTGCCATCAATAACAGCATGCAACTCACTACTCTTAATATATAACGTTTCATTTTCATATGCTTTTCATATGCTTTTCATCTGCTCATCTGCTGCTCATCTGCTGGTGATCCTATACTTTACGGCAGGTAATCAGCCACTCTCGCGCCACTCTCGCGCCTCTGTCATTTAGCGTATCTTGCGCGTCTCTTACGCGTCTCTTGCAGATTTCAATTCTCAATTATCAATTATAACACATACATCCGTGGTGGATTCCGCCAACTCGTGCCGTGCGGCTACCGCCTATCATATAAGTTAACTTGACACCCGCAAAGAACGGAACGGTACGTGCCGGCTTTGCAAACGTGTTCACATGAGGATTGATTGATACTTGATTGATGGGCACTAAGGGCTCACCTGTGTTGCGGGGCTGGATCGGCTCCTGAGGAGTTTCCCAATTTCGTAGCTGGTTATTCAAACCATATTCTATATAAAGCGCTAATTTCAAAACATTACAAAAACGACTACTCGTCGGAACGGAGGACAACAAGTCGTAACCGATCTCGCCGATTAAACTTGCACCCACATTCAACTGGTTTACGTTCACATTGTTGTACTCATAGTCCGTATAGCCACGATCCGGCATATTGACAAACGGATCCGGATAAGTGGCATACTTACCCGATACGTTATAGCTACCGAACGAACGGGTCTGCGGATGAAGTGCATAACTGATCTTGAGTCCGGCTCCTATGTGGAATCCGCGAACGTAATATCCCATCAGAATAGGTACATCCACATAGTTCCATTGTAACTCATCCGTTTGGTTGATGCGATAAATGAGCGTCACGTCTTTGCCTTGCGTGTCACGACCCGGATAGTTACGGCTGTACTCGTCTATCGTTAATGTCGAACGGTGAAAACTCATCTGAGCTCCCACATTCGCCCAGAATCCGCTGTTACGGAATTCGTAACCTATTCCCACGGAGCCGCCGACACTTCCTTTCGGCATGGCACCTGTGATTTGGGTTTGTAACATCGAATAACCCACACTTCCGCTGATGTAACCGAAATGGTAATCATCTGCTCGTTGGGATGATCCACGGCGTCGCTGCCATGTTTGTGCGTTTATAGGCACAATGGAGAACAGAATCACGCAGCTCAACATCAAAATCCTCGCTGCTTGTTTTGAAATTACTTTGTTTGTCATATTGGTATTTTTTATTTTATTTTCGTTTCCCTTTCAACTCTTTGTCTGCCCACTTTTTCCACTCTCAACTTCCCTCTGTATAGCTTCTTCCAACCCTCAACCCTCAACTCTCAACTTTGTATTTTATATATTATGTAAGTGTGTGTGCGTATGTGCGTGCATACAAAAAGTGGGCAAAGATACGAATTTTATTTTGAATAGCCAAATTTTTTGTCTCAAATCGCTTTTTTTTCCTGATTTTGCAACCTTGACTGATGATTTTTAACTTTTTTTGCAAAAAAATGCCTGAAAATTTGCGTATATCAAAAAAAAGTAGTACCTTTGCACCCGCTTTTGAAAAAATGACGATAATTCGTCCATCGAAAACCGTCAAATTTCAGTAGCGCGTGTACATAGTACTTTGTCACTTTGTACATCCCGCGAGTCCTGCTCGCTACATGGTGGTCTTAGCTCAGTTGGTAGAGCATCGGATTGTGGTTCCGAGTGTCGTGGGGAGCTTAAGACAAAAACTCTAATCCGTTGTAACTGAATAAGTTACGGCGGATTTTCGGTTAAAGTGTCCCGAAAATGTCCCGAAAATTTGATTAAAAAATTCGGGCAAAAAAACGAGCAAAAGCACTAAAATTATCTGGCATCGTAACTCTGTTTTCAGCAAAGAAAATGGAGAAAAAAAAATGTCAACTCTTAGTCAATTTTCACCGCTCTTTACGGGCTATGCCCCAGCGGTAGTGAAACACATTGCGACCGGATGGTTTATTGAGTATTACGTAACCAATCCTTTCACCCAAACTTTAGAGCGTCGCAAGTTCCGGTTAAACAATCTGCGCAAGCGTTGTCGCACTGCAATGGAGTTCAAAGTGCAGGCGAACACTATCTGTAGCCAACTCAATGTGAAGCTGGCTAACGGATGGAATCCTTTTAACGAGGATGTCAAAACGGAGAACCCCGGCGCAGTACCTATTAAGATTGTTTACGAGCAGTATTTCCGTGACGTGGAAAAAGACCTCCGTCCTGATACCCTTTATAAGGCATTCAGCCGTAGGCTTCTTGAGTGGTGTGACAAGAGAAGCCCGGATATGCTACTAAAGGACTTCTCGGATGTAATGGCTGTCCGCTATCTGGACGAGCAGCGGCAAAAGAACAATTGGGTAAATGCCACCTTTAACAATAACCTTGTGAGCGCCCAAGCATTCTTTACTTGGTGTGTGAAGAAGAAGTTCATCGAGAAGAACCCATTCTACGGCATTTCCAAGAAGAAGAAAGAAGCCAAGAAGCGAACCGTAATTAACGCAGACGCTCGTGCTATCATGCGTGAATGGTTTATGAATAATAACCCAGGTTATCTGCTCATCTGTGAACTGGTGTTCCAATCGCTGATCCGTCCGACCGAAATCAGCAAACTGCGCGTGAGTGACGTAGATTTGGAGCACAAGGTAATTCACTTGGATGGCAGTATAACCAAGACAAAGTACTCGCGCAAAGCCGTGCTGAGTGACGAACTGATTGAGATACTTGGACGTAACATCCAAGGAGCGAACCAAGATGATTACCTCATCAGTAACGGCTACCTGCCCGGCAAGGAGCCTATCAGTTCCCGCATGTATCGCAAGACGTGGGACAAAATGCGTAAGCAGTGCCACCTCCCGGACACCATGCAGCTCTACTCCCTCCGTGACACGGGTATTATCAGCCTGTTTGATAATGGAGCAGACGCAAATACTGTCAAGGGAGCAGCAGACCACCACAACCTCAACATTACGTCCATCTACTGTGATCACGTGGATGACAACCTTGTTGAGAAAGTCCGCAAGCACTCGGCTAAGTTCTAAGAGATTGGCGGTCGGGGATTACTCCTCGACCAGCCAAAACTCCCCTTTCATCAGCTCTGACATACCATTTTCCGTGAAGTTGGCGGTTATCTTCTCGCAGATATACCGCTGACCATGGATGATGAACAGTGAGCGAACATTGGGAATGTCCTTCGCAAGGAAGCTAAACTTATATTTCTTATTGGAAGCGATAGCGTGCGTCCTGCCATTGGTACCGATGATCGACGAGCGTAAACGCATACTGAAATACGTCAGTTCAAAGTCCATTTGACGCGGATAGGTCAGCACATGGTCAATGACCGGATGGGTATATTTCCCGTACATTGCGTTATATGTGGCGCCGTTCCAGAAGCCCATATACAACTTGTCAAAGTACTCTACAGACCGAGAACTTTCCCCTGCTGACAGCTTCTTGTCGGCATAATCCCAAGGGATAGTCTGATTAGAATTATTCACGTACTCGCCACACTCCAAGAAGAAGGCATTTCCCTTGAAACTACCGTCGGCATAAGCCTCATCAATCCACGCCGGAACTATCTTGATCTCAATCGTCTCTGCACTCTCATCAACGATGGAGTCACCAAACATATTGATAGGCTCCAAGGTGTTCAGATAGCGCGTATTCCCTTCCAAGTTGGCAGGCTGCGAAGAGTCCACGATATATGACCCGTAATTACGTATGATAAAGTACGTATCTTCTGCCCTACAATAATACAGATATTCAAGGTTCCAACCGCTATACTGCGTCTGCACATAGTCAGCTGCTCCTCTCATCTCGATATAGAGCCGCTGCGCCCCATTAACTTCCTTGTAAAATATGCCGTTATTATAGGTGCCTAACGACCAAGAAAGAATAACGTCCTGCGTTTTCATCATGTCAACGAACCATTTGCAGGAGTAGTACTTCCATTTGCGATGGCTGCACTCCGAAAATTTGAGGTTGACGTATTCCCTGTATTTACAAGAACCCGCATCCTCCACGGTTGAGGAGAACTCGTCCACGACGTTCGTTAACTCAACTGTACCAGCCCCCTCTATTGCTTCTTTGGAGAAGCAGAAAGAAATATGCTTTGTAGCATGGTCGATATCAAACTCTCCATTCAGGAAATACTCCAGTTGTTCAAACAGCTCTGTGAGCGTCCAGTGCGGCAGCGCTGTAGCCCAGTTCTTGCAAGGCCAAGCATAAGGCAGCGTATTGCATACAACAAGGTACTTGTACTGACTATTCATCAGTTTTGAAAAATCGTACGAATACCCGATAGCGTTGCAGATCTGCTTGAGCAAATAAACGAGATACGGCTGGAACGACAGTCCACGCGTATCATAGTGCCACGATGTGGGCCACGAACCGCTATCATTCGGGCAATTTTGTACGTTTCCGGTGGAGTTATTCACCCACGGAAATGCTATATAATTCAAGCCATCATCAATGCTGTGTCCAAGGTGTGCTTTGGGCGAAAACGAGGACGTTGATGTGTCCGGATAGCCCAAGTTCAATTCATTGATATAGATGGTCTCAAAACTGTCTGAATAGTTCTGCACGGAGCGCCCTTCAAGGAACTGCGTTTTGACCTCAATAGCACTGATTTCCGTGATGGTAATTGAGCCATGACGATAGAAGGCGCCATGCCTGATCTCGCAGTCAAACAGTATCTGTTTAGCAACCACGTCTTTGCGGTTGATATGCCCGAAAATGGCGAGATTGCCCGGACATCCCTTCAGCGGAAATGTGATAGCCAAGGTGTAACTGTCTGCGCCGGAAAAGTAACGGTTTTCCGCCACAAAATCGAACGAAGTTCCCTCTTTGAGAGTGGCTAACTGATGATTAATAAGTATCTCCATTATCGTCTAGATTTAGGTGTTTTGTTACGGATTAACTGATCATACTCGTCCTGCGCTTTCTTGATACCGGCATCACCGGAAACGGTGTTCACAGTAACAAACGGCTCATGCAGCCTCTGATTCATCTCGTTTACGGAGCGTGATAAGGCTTGCGACGCCGATGCGACGGCAAGCAACTCGCCGGATTGTTGCGCCTTGGCGATACGTTGTGGCGCCGTAATAGACTGCGAAACATCGGAAGCAGACAGCCGCCCTACGGTATTCGTCCGCTGGGCATAGTCGAGCGTTTCTATCATAGCTCGGGCCTGGGGATTGCGGAGTAAGTCTTGACTTGCTACCCATTCCCCCGCATGGACGATACCAGCAGGTTCATCCTTGCGTCCGGGCTTGGTGAAACCTCCCTCCATATACCCAGTGGCTTCCGAGGCTTGTTGTTGCTTCTTGATGGCAGCAATCTGAATTGCTCCTGCGGCAACCGCCATAGCAGCTGCAATAGGTGCCATAACGAAACCTACTACAGGTATCGCGGCTGCTGAAGAATAAGCAGAGATAGCGGACATGGCGGTCTGCGCCACAGCCTGCATGACCTGCATAGCAAACATCTTCCGGTTTGCTTCTTGCTTGGCCTTGGCTATCTCCGCTTCCTTCTGCTGCTCAAGGGCAACCTCCTGCGACTTATTTCCCTCCGCATACGAAATCTCCCTGTCGTACTTCTTTTCGATCTGAGCCGTTTGGATATCCAACTCGGCTTGGATGAGGTCAGACAAGCCGCTGAAGATGGCTCCCATCTGGTTAACAATGGTGGAAAACGATTCCGTCATCGCTTTTCCGGCATCCGATTCGAGCCATTCAATGCTATCGTCGATAGCTCCCCGGAAGGACTTCTTCAGTTCCTTCGCCTCTTTCTTGTTGTACTTGCGTGCCAACTGATATTTGGCTTCATGGAAAGCGCGCTCCACTTTGAGACGATCACGCTTACTGTCACCGGCTGCTTTGAGCATTTGCCGGTACACAAGCTCCAAGTTCTGCATGTCGCGTTGATACGATTCGTCATCGGTGACGCGGAATGCTTTTGTGAAATACGTCTGGCGCATTTTTTCCTGCGCTTGCCGGGCTTCCTGCAAGTGCTTCATCTGATACTTGAGCGAAGTGTCGTGATAGTTCTTCTCCGCTTTCAAACGCTCCTTGGAGCCATCTTGATAGAGGTTGGCCACCTTACGCAAGTGCTCCAGTTCCGCTAACTCGATAGCGTTCTGGTACTGACGCGCGGAGAGTTCGCCATCCACATACTTCTGCTGAAGAATAGCCATCTCTTCCTTGTAGGCGATTTCCTCCTGTTGCACTGTTCCCTCGATGGCGTTCTGCTTCTGCTTTTTGAGCGCTTCCTGATAGGAGGCCTCAATGGTCACTTCCTCATTACCTACAAGATCCTTATGCGCGAGCTTCTTTTGGTTATACGTAACCTCAATCTCAAGCATACGCTTGGTGTATGCTTCATAGTCCTTTTCGCCTTTCGCGTATGCGATACGAATAAGAGCCTGCTCGCGCTCGCGCCAATCGTCCTCCGCTTGGAACTTGTTGGTTTTACCCTTCTTCTTGTCATCATCATCACCATCCGGCAACGGATTGCCTCCGGAAGGCTTCGCCTTCACGGGGTCTGGTGCTTTGATGCTGATACCATTGGCTACGTCCTCCAGTTCCTGCCACTCTTTTTGCAGCTTTCGAAGATGATGCTTATAGTTACTAATCCACTTGTTGTTTTCTTTAATAGCCTTCTTGACATTCTCCTCACTTGAGTAGCCTGACTTCTTCGCAAGCATGTCCTTATAATACCGGTTCATGTCCTCCCACTCATCAATCTTGGATTGGATTTCTTTCATCTCATCCTCAATAGGAATCTGCTTGGTGGCAATCTCCTCCAGTTTCTCCTGGTTCATCTTCATACGGATGGACTCTTTGAGAGAAACGAGGTAGTTATCGAGGGCTTCCTTATTGTTATTGATCAGGATGCCCTCATCTGTAAGCGAAGCATGATAATCCGGGACCAGTTCCTTCAACTGTTTCAATGCTTCGCGACGCTTTTCAAGGGAAAGGTTGCTATTATTGACAACCTTTGTAAGGCTGTTAACAGCCGCTGATTCCTTGGCGTATTCCTCCACAATGGCTTTATTGTGGTCATCGATCTGCTTCTGAATACGCAACTGTCTTTCCTGTTCTGCCGTGAGCTTCTTCTGCTCTTTGGCTGCATCCTTACTGTTTTTGAAAAGCGAATACAGTGCCACACCGACACCCACAACAGCACCAGCCACCAAGCCCCAAGGATTCATCATCATGGTTGCATTCAGCAGCTTCATTGCTGCGTTTGCCCGGACGACGTTGCCGGTCATCCGGTTATAAGCGACGGACGCCGCAAGAACAGCAACCTTATGCACATGCAGCGCGGCTGTTTTCACAGCAATAAATGCTGCGTGCAGCTTCTCCTTAATCAGTGCGAGATTGACTGCGACTGTGTAAGTAGCAACAGCGGCAGCAAGGGAAAGAATAGCGGTTTTATGCTCCTTGATGAACTTCACCAAATGAAGCATTACGCGCATGGATGCAGACGTAGTTGAAATGAAGTGCCGCATTACCGGCATCAGTTCCTGACCAAGAGAAATGGCCATCTCCTGAAAGCCTTTGCGTGCTTTCTCCAAGCCTGCTTGGACTGTATTGTTTTGCACGTCAAACTCCTTCGTCACCGAAGTAGCTTCCTCAAAGGCTTTCGCTGCTTCTTCCTGCTCCCAGATGAGCATATCCACGTTCCCGGCAAGTGCCGAAATGACCGCGGAAGCGCGAGCACCGTTCTCGCCCATGTCTGCAAAGACCGGAGCAAGGACAGACATATCGCCTAACTCGTTCAAGCGGTTGAGCAACATCAATAGACCCTCGTTTGTCGAAGACTTGAGGGCAGCGTTAAACTTTTCAAGATCCATGCCGGTTGCACTGGCAATTTTCTCTGTGTTCTTGAAAAGATTCATGATAAGTTTGGAGAGAGCCGTGGCTGACATTTCAACCTTCTGTCCTTGGGAATCAAGAACAGCGCCAAAGGCCATAACCTGAGGAACGGTCATACCGGCTTGTGCGCCAACACCTGCAAGTCGTTGGCCGAACTGAGCAAGGTATGAAGCGCCTGCCGTGCAGTTCTGTGACAGTTCATTGATCACGGAGCCCACAGCAAGCAGCGACCGTTCTGTGCCAAGCCGTTCTTCATCCCCAAATATGGACGTGAGTTTAGAAAGTTGCAATGTTGCCCCATCTCCAAGCTCATCCAACGCTACATTGATTTGGTCTGCCGCTTTCACGAAGCCAAGAACGTCCTCCTCGGAAGTTTTACCGAGGCGGCCTGCTTCTTGTGCCAGGCGATTCAGTTCCTCGCGCGGAGAGCGTGTGTCGATCTTCTTAAACTCCTCGTTTAGATGTTCGACCTGCTCAGCGGTCATGCCGGTGTACTTGCGGACGTTTGCCATTTCCTGCTCCATCTCAGCATACATCTGCACAGCCTTCTTTCCCGCCATCACAGCACCAGTTATAATGGCGACACCTCCCATGGCGGCAGTCTGCCACTCTTGCCACTTATTATTGAGCCGTTCCAAGAAGGTCTGCGAACGAGCGAGTTCCCCGTTCACGCGGGCAATCTCATCCTTTACCAATCGTATGCGCTGAGCCTGTATGTTCCAGGCCTCAGAGCCACGCTCCATATAGTCCAACTGTTTGTTGAGCGTCTGGAGCGTTTTCTGCAACTCCTTCGGGGTTGCTTTGTCTAATCGCCGGAGGACGTTATCTACCTGCATGGTGGATGACTCCATTTCCTTAATCTGACGATTGGTATCTTTCAACTCCTTCCGGAGTTTCTGAAGGGTGAGTTTGTCACCCGCTGCAGCTGCCCGGGCTATCTGTTCAGATAGTTCGAGGGCGTGCTTCTTCAAGTTGGCGAGCGTCTCGGCTGCCTGTTGTCCGTTGACAGTCAAGTTGACGGACGTGTTGGTTGCGTAATCTGACATAGTTTGTACTAAATTTTGTGCAAATGTACTACGAAGATACGAAACCGGAAAAGACACCCTAAAAAGTGGCTTTCTGAACGGCGAGGAACAGCCAGTAAAATCAAGGGCTAACGCCCATTTTTACATGGAAATTCGTACCTCGTTGTTCAAAAAATTCGCTGATTGAAATCGTAACACGTTACAACTCAGCAGTTTAGGGGTTCGGGGATGTGCCCCGAGCTTCGCTATTAGCAGCCCCAACCGCCCTGCAAAGGTGGCTTCGGAAGCCGTCCAAGTCCGAGCGGAATATGCAGAGGTCTGCATGTGGAAGTCAAGCCGCTCAAGTCTCCACAATTTCGACGAGCCGAAAAGTCTCTCACGGAGCAAAGGCGATGAGTCTGCCCATGCGCGAAAAGGCTTGCGAGTCACCTACGACCGCGTGAGCCTTGCAAGTCCTCCATGCGCCCGCGAGCCTTGCGGGTCTGCATGTGAGCGAAAGACTGCAAAGTCCACTTGCGAGGTCAAATGCTGACGAGTCTCCACAACTCAAAAAGGCTTGCGAGTCACCTACGACCGCGCGAGCCTTGCGGGTCTGCATGTATGCGAAAGGCTGCAAAGTCCACTTGTGAGGTCAAAGGTTGACAAGTCTCCACAATTAGGAAAGGCTTATAGTCTCCCGCGTACATAATGCGCGCACAAGACCATGCGCGCGAAAGGCTGCCAAGTCTATCGCAGTTGATAAGGTTGAGGTCTATGCCTATCGAAAACCGGCTTGCAAGTCCTACAATGGCTACGCGACCCGTGCAAGTCTGCTAAAGCGGCTGACGGCTCAAAAGTCTCCATGTATGACGGAAAGGCTGACGAGTCTCCACCGCCCGCAAGATTGGGAAGTCTGCAAGTAGATTTGGAAGCCTTGAAAGTCTCCTATTTGCGCCCGCACCTCTAAAGTCTCTAAATAACGCGGAAAAGTTCGGGAGTCGGCTTGTGGAGCGGAGAGCGAGCAAGTCTGCTACGGCTTTTTATGCTCTTTTTGTTCGAGAAAATTCACAATTTTGATTGTGCGGTAACGATTTTCACGCAAAAAAGTCGATTTTTCGTGAAAAAAGTAAAAAAAATTTGGTCATGTCAAAAAAAAGTTGTACCTTTGCACCCGCTTTTGAAAAAAAGCTGTACGGTGGTCTTAGCTCAGTTGGTAGAGCATCGGATTGTGGTTCCGAGTGTCAAGGGTTCGAGCCCCTTATTCCACCCGCCTGAAAATCAGCACTTTACGTGCTGATTTTTCTTTTTTCTGTCCCAAAAATGTCCCGAGTGTGCGGTAGAAAGCAATACGCACGTGCATAAGCGCTCGCCTATGCACATGCGTACGTGTTTTATAAGGAAAGGTATAGCTCAGATGATATGCTTCTTGTGCAGCCATAAGTAGCCGAAAATAGCACCTATGATGAGGAGTGTAATACCCAATCCCAGCACAATGAACACCGCCGTTAGGTTTGGTGGTTCAGCGCCACCGATGACCTCTTTAGAGTCATCAGTGGATGTGTGGGACTGGGAATTGCTCCGTGTGCTATCGGCCACGTTGGTCTGCTGACGCACATCCGAGCCATGCCTTTCCTCTTTGTTGATGCGAGGCGCGTGTATGGTAATGCGCTTCTTGGGTTGTGGCTTTGCCGTTACCGGCAAAGCTTGATCCGAAGGTGCGACGGGATTAAGCGAGTCAGCGACCGGCGCAGGCGCATCACCATACAGCTCTATGGTTATACTATCCGCAGAAGCGGAGAGCGTTGAAATAAGACTATCCAGCCTTTGGGTGGTAGTCTGTTCATGGTGCGTGGACTGGGTGTCTTGCTCTGCATCAACGACAGACACTGTGTGTCTGGTTGTGTGGCAAGCACAAAGCAGGACGCAAGCCATGAGTATCAATGCGCGGAGGTTTTTGCAGATAGTTCTCATAGGGCAGCGTACTCGTTAGTGGCATCAAAACACGGGCATGCTTTCTGGGCAAAATCTCGGTGTCCGTGGATAGATGCGGATGGATACTTTTGTTTGAGTTCGGTTAGTAAACCAAGCAAGGCGGCTCGTTGGGGTTCGGTTCGCGTGTCGGCTGGCTTGCCGCTTGCGTCGAGCCCGCCGCAGTACGCGATACCGATTGATTTCGCGTTGTGCCCAAGGCAGTGTGCACCGGGTGTGGCCTCCGGTCTGCCGGGGAACACATTCCCTGCCTGATCAACGAGGTAATGATACCCAATCGTAGCGAAGCCGCGTTGCTTGTGCCAGCGCGTGACATCAGCAACCGTAACCTTCTGCGAAGCGCGTGTTGCTGTGCAGTGGACGATGATTTCATTGATTGTTCTCATCTTCCCTCCCTTCTGCGGTGTCCGCGTTTTCGGTATGCGCATGGCGCTTACCGGAGATGGTGACTTTGGTTTTGCCGTGCTCAAACTTGGTCTCGAACCCTCGTATGACGGCATCCCATCCAAAGAAGATGGCTACGAGGACGATCATCAAGCCGATACCTTGGATAATGGAAGGATGCACCTCGCCCGGAGGCGGGATGATAATACCGGCAATGAAGGTGGCTGCTGCCACGATAGCGAGGGCGATTGCGACCCACGCTTGGGGTGTTAAGGCTTTGATTTTTGACATGATATTATAAAGTTTTAATGGTTGGTTTAGGCGTGTCTTTTGAGATTTCGACTATTTTATGTATTTTTGCAGCGGATTACGGAGAGCCCCGTTGCCTCGTGCGACAAAGGACCTCGGCCCCTGCTCTCTGGGATCTGCATCCAGTCTTGAGCGTGCCCCGCTCTGCGAGGCCCCGAGCTCACCGGCGGGAGTGTAAGGAGGTAGCGCGCGCCTGCAGCAATGCAGCACCCCGTGCTCCTCTCTTGTTTTATCGGCTGAATGCCCAAGTATAGATATCATCTTTTTTCCTTTGTCCTCGAATAAAGAACGGTGCCAAGTTCGATATGAGGTTGGCAACAGTAACGGCGGCTTGTTCGTCCGTTACCTTTTGGGCAAAGCCGATTGCGAACGGCAGGCGCACCATTCGGTAGCCGTAACTATTGCTCCGGCTAATGGAGCAGCACCCCCAAGTAATGCCGCGTGTCGTTTCCACGTCGGCATTGGTGCGGACAAAGGTTTCGGCAGTTTCGCGATAGTCATCGCCGGTAGAATTATAGGTGTTGAGCACCTTGTAATTCCGTTTGACCAAACCACTTGCATCTACCGAAATGGTGCGCTGTTTGCCGTTCGCGTACCAGCCTTTCTTCTTCGGACCATAACTCAACTTACAGCCTTGGATGTTCCAGCGGTTTTTCTTCTTGATGTAGCGGAACAGAATAGGCTCTAAACCGAGCGCCTTGTAGTACTCGAAATTTCGAAGGTACAGCAAGCCATTGCGCACTTCGCAATAGAGCAAAGGCGCGTCGGAGGCTTCGATAGTGGTATCGCCTTGCGGGGTGGTCGAAGCCGAATTATTATTCAACTCCGTAAGAATGTTCGCCAACATGTTTGGCGTGATCGAGTTTGCGGCGGTCTGCATTCGCAAGTTCTCGATGAGGGATTGGATTTGCGTCTTATTCATAGTATTACAGTTTATTGATTCGTTCAAACATGTCCGCCATGATACCTTGGAACTCTCGACCAAGGTTCTCTCCGAAGAAATCGCGGAGGTTGAGGACGGAGGAGTAGTATTTTTTTGAGAACCAAGGTCGGCGCTGGCGCACTTTGGTTCGACCTATATCTCCCTTGTTTCCGCGAGGTGTTTCGCGCCCAGTTCCGAAGTCCTGCCAAAGGCCGTATTCGAGGAACTGTTCGGAGATGGTAAGCTCGACAAATCGCCCGTCAGCCTGTATAGGTATTGTGCAAGGCGATTGGAGTAATCTGCCCGTATCAATGACGTCTAGTAAAGTGATACGTTCCTGCCAGATTTTTATCATCGTATCGTTCCAGGCGCGAACGTATTGCTCGCGTTCGGATTGGGCTTGCTCTTGTGTGGGTGCAACTTCGATCATACGTACTCCTCCGAATATGGTTCGGTAAAGATGCCATCATCAAGGCTAAAATCGTTCAGCGTTAAGCGCTTGTCGGCAAATCTCCACTTAAAATTGACCTGATTGTTACTTCCCGGCGCATCGGTAATTTGGTGCTCATAGTCAGCTATGAGCACGAGCGGATTCGTGCCATTGATCTTCTGCGCGAGTTGTATCTTGGGCGAGGTGAAGAACTGCTCCAGCCAGCGTGCCTGCATGAGGAGCAGATCTCCTGTTTGTGTTTGGTAGGTATGCGTGTGCTCTACGTCGTAGTAAGCGAGTTGGTGCTCGATGACCGCTTCGGAGAAGTCGGTTTCCAACTCGGTTACGGTTTCGGAGAAGAATGAAACTGCTTCCTTGCAGTTAAACGCATTCCAAAAATAGAAACTCCTCGTAGAAGGTGTGCGCTGTATGAAAAAATGGCAGCGGCGGGATTCAATCTCATAGGAGAACTGAAGTAGCTTTACATCCATGTGTAAAGCGTCCGACAGTTCTTCCTCGATTGTAGCCGGATTGACGGTGATTGTCTTCATACCGACGAGCGGTGCGTTGAAGCTCTCGGTGTAGCCGGTTGACTTCGTAGTGCCGTCCGGCAGTTGATACATGGCGGACACTCTGACGGAGTGGCGACCCCTGCTGTAATACCCGGCAAGGGGCTGCGGGCAGTTAAGCGATACGACGCGGCTTGTGGCGGTGGTAAAGAAGTTCTCCTCCACAAACTCTTCCGCAGGCTTTGAGATGCAATGAAAATGGCAATAGACGGCATGGAAAGTAGCCGAGACAGGCTCATCCCCATCATCAGCCGTGATGCTCACGGTCTGGTACGAATACCCTTGCTGAATGAAGTACGCTTCAATTATAGAAAGGATATCGCGCACCGTAACTTTGCCGTTTGAGGCATAGTAGGTGCTTTTGAAGATTTGCTTTCCCTTCACCTTTAGCGTGAAGACAAGCGAAGCTCGGTCGGTATCGATACCGATATTGGGGATGTCGCACGTGTAGTACGTGGACTGCAGCTCTGTAGTAATAGATAAAGCCATACCTTTGTATTTTTGTGCAAAGATATGGCTTTGGCTTCATTTATCAAAAGACACGTAAAAAGGGAGCGTAGATAGTGAACTATTTTGAGGTGTCAAACAAAAAACAGATATCTCTACGCTCCCCCGGAATCTACGCCGATAGATTCATGTGGCTTTGAGGGTGATTATATCCCTCAAATCAGTCGTGTATAGCGGACTCTTGTGCTCGGTCTTATAAACAGGCTTCTCGTATGTCATTTGAGAGCCGTAGATGATAGCGCGCTTGCCTTGGCGGTCCTCTATCTGATCAAGGACGCGCTGCAGGCGTTTGTCCTTGGCTCTGTCCTTGGTGTCGAACATATCGGGGATGACTGCTGCCTCGGGGATAATTTTTAGCAACACCACGCCGGCTTTCTTGTAAAGAATGCCCGGACGAAACGAACGCCGGAACGCTCCCAAAGCGAAGGCGATCAGTTCCTGATTGTTTGCCGTAGCGACGGGGAGCGTTACTAGTTCGGAGAGGTAGTGTTGCTCTACATCCGTTCTGAAGGGTGAAGTGTAGGCATAGACATACAGCTGCTGCGCAACGGACTTTTGCGTGCGCAGTTGGCGCGCACAATGCGCGCAGAAGTTTGCTATTTGTTCTTCCAATAGAAATTGTTCGGTGATGGCTGTTGCGAACGTGCGAGAGGTGGTTATACTTTGCTTCATGGGCAACTCCGTAATATCTATTACGTCTTGACCACGAAGCTCCTGCCACGTGAGCAGTCCGGGTTTATTGAGCAGGCCACGAGCAAAGGTAGCGGGCTTCTCTGTGAACTGCAAGGCAGTGGTAACACCCGCTGCCGTCAGTTTCGCCTTTGCTCGTCTGCCAATACCCCAGACATCTCCTATCTCGAACTGTGAGAGAGCCTTGATGCGCTGCTCTTCCGTGCGTATCTCGCACACCCCGTGATAACCGGGATATTTCTTGGCATACTTGGATGCCACTTTCGCCAGAGTTTTAGAAGAAGCGATGCCGATTGAGATGGGTATGCCGACGCCCTTGCGGATGTCACGAACCAACTTCTCGCAATAGGCTTTCTGTTCCTCCACCGGCACGTGATCGATATTGATGAAGCTCTCATCAATGGAGTACTGCTCAAAGCGTGTGGTGTGTGCGCGGAGGATGGACATTACCCGGTCCGATAAATCGCCATACAGGGAGAAATTGGATGAGAAGCATACAACTCCCTCTTTCTCCACCAGTTCCTTGATTTGGTAGAGCGGTGCGCCCATGGGGATGCCGAGTGCTTTGGCTTCGTTGGAACGTGAGACAACGCAGCCGTCGTTTCCGGAAAGGACGACGACAGGCTTTCCCTCCAAATCGGGACGGAAAACGCGTTCGCACGAGACGAAGAAATTATTGCAATCGGCTAAAGCGAACATCAGAGACGCGTTTTGTGGATGGCGTAAGTAACTACACCCCAAACGGTAAATTCATTGTCCTTATCGACGCGTATGGGTTGGAAATCGGGATTGTGCGGTATGAGCCAAGCGCACTCGCCGGACTCATCGAGTTTGAACTCTTTGAGGGTGTACTCGCCGTCGATATAAGCGACGATAAAATCCCCGTTCTTGGGGTCGAGACTACGATCCACGACCACCAAATCCCCATCGAGGATGCCTGCATCACGCATGGAGTCACCTTCCACGTGGGCGTAGAAAGTGGTTTCCGGATGGGGTGTCAATTCCCGCGCAAGGTTTATGCGCTCGCCTGCATGGTCGGCAGCAGGTGACGGAAATCCGGCATGGATAGATTCGGCGAACTCTAACGCGAGTTCGGCCTGTTCAGAATCAGTTATGTCTATCAGTTTACTCATAACATTACACAAATTCTACCTGCTTCCTTAGTGAAGATTGAGGGATAGCGGCAAATGCAGGCATAGACCTGCGCGGAGGTAACCGGTTTGCCGTCCTTACGTACATGCCAGGCATTGCGGTTGATAGCGGCGGCTATCTGGTCAGTCGTCTTTCCATGACCATCCGACATGATGGCGTACGTTATGGCTTCCTCAAGCTTCATCAGTCTTGTTTCAATGCGAGGCCTTTGGATGTAAGCCATGCCTCCAGTTCCGCGAGGGACTTCTTGCCGAAGTTGCGAAGTTTGAGCATGTCGGCATGGCTGCGACGAAGCAAATCATACAGGTTGTTGATCTCAGCAGCCTTCAGTCCGTTTTGGCAGCGTACCGATAGCTCGTCAGAACTAATCGGGGTAAGGAGTAACTCCTTCTCTTCCGGAGTAAGATTCTCCAAACGCTGCTTCTCTTCCTTCATTTCCTTCAAATTGTGGATTTCTTCCTTCAACTCCTCGATGATCATATTCTTCCGCTCTAACTCATCCGGCATTGCTTCTAACTTCTCCAGAGCTTTCTCAAATATCTGAACGGCTCTGTCCCTGGTCAAGCCCAGTTTTGCAGAAACATCCGGCCACTTGCCTCCCTGCAACATCTCCATTATGACCTCTACTTGACGAGGGCTTAGAGTGGTATCCAAGTGCGGGATGAGAGCGCACAACAGTTTCTGAATGTGCTTGATACGGTGCGGGTATAGTTTGAGCGCGTCCAACTGAGCTTGCGCGTCAGTCTTTGCAAGGCGAAGTTGCTCCATCTGCTCTTGCAGTTCGAGTTTACGGCGTTCAATCTCTTGCTCTGACGTATGAATAACAGCGATGGTACTAGCGTACTGCTCCACGTCCTGCTTGCAAGGATAGTAAAAGTTTCCGTGCATCTGATAGCGGATAGTGCCTGCCTTGCAAAGGTTACGAATCGTCTCTTTCGTAACACCCGCTATGGATGCCGCGTCGCTAACCGGAATAAAAGTCAGATTTTCGTCCATGCAGGTTAGTCGATAACAACGGCTGTGCCGGAGATGGAAATCATGATCATGCTGTTGGCTTGGCCCATCGTCTCATAGCCAAAGCTAACTCCCACGATGGCGTTGGCGCCCAGTTTCTCAGCGCGCTCACGCATTTCTTTCTGCGCTGTCTCGCGTCCTTCGAGCATAGCCTTTTCATAACTGTCGGTACGTCCTCCGAAGAAATCACGAAGCGACGCGCCAAAGTCCTTCAGGAAATTCATTCCAAAGATAACCTCTCCGGAAACAAGCCCTTTGTACTCATTAATGGTGTGACCCTCAATGGTCGGTGTAGTGGTAACTATCATAGTCGTCAAAATTCAAATCGTTCCAACTTCATCTGTCCGCAAGCCTCTATCTCGGCTACGTATTTCTTGAACTCCGGTGTTTCGGCATGAGCCTTGAGCGAAGCATCATCTTTCCATGTCTCGCAGAACATGAAAACGTCCGAGCGGGTCGCGCTCTGGAATACATCATAAGCGATGCACCCGGCATGATTGCGGGATTTCTCAGTCAGAGCTACTGCTGCACGCAGAGCGTCCTTGTACTGGTCACCATCTGTGGCCTGAAAAAAGCAATTTAAACGTATCATAGTACTCAAATTACATATTCACATTATTCGTCTAAGCAGTTGACATTAAGTAAGAATTCAAAAACTCCTATCCTCAAAATACCTTCGTCATTATAGAATTTTCCGTAATTGTCTCCGGAAATGATGACTTTGCGGAAACTATCACTTATCTTTGTAAGCGGGCGTTGTTCTTGAGCAGATTTGACTTGATCGGGCATCATATATGCTGATTGGATATAGATGCGCTGTGAGCCTCGATTAATTACATAATCCACTTCCAAAATTTTGTGCTCCATCTTGCCTTGCTCGTTCTTCTCCCAGACTTCTACTAGTCCTACATCAACCGAGTAACCGCGTGCACACAATTCATTATATAGTACATTCTCCATCATGTGGCTAAATTCCACTTGTCTGAAACCGAGAATAGCATTGCGTATGCCAGGGTCTTCAAAGTAGTATTTACTATCTGCACCAATATATTTACGTCCTTTTATATCATAGCGCTCAGCTTCACTAACCATAAACGCATCCTTTAGGTGCTCTATGTATTTGGAAATAGTATGAGAGGATATTTTGAGGTTTGATACTGACTTGAAAGTATTTGCAATCTTGGTGGGATTAACCGTAGTTCCCATAGATGATGCCAAAACTCGAAATATTTCTTCCAATCCTTCCTCATTTTGAAGACGGTTGCGCTCTATAATGTCCTTCAGGTAAATTGTACGGTACAGATCTTTCAGATAAGATTGTTTCGACTCTTTGCTTGACATCATTGCGACAGCAGGCAGTCCTCCATAGGTATAGTAATCCTCTATAGCATCACGTTTTTCACCTCCAACACCTTCCAAGTATTCAGCAAAACTCAATGGACGTACACGTATTTCCCATCCGCGACCCCGAAATTCCGTCACCACATCCTTACTGAGGAATTTTGAGTTGCTTCCAGATACGTATGCCTCAACATTTTGCATGTGTGTAAGACTAAGTAACACTCCGACAAAATTATCCACCAACTGAACCTCATCCAAGATGATATATGTCTTCTTGTCGTCATTTATGATGTGATTGTCTATATAATCAAGTAGTTTCTCGGGTGTGAGCAGTCCAATATTGCGTACATCATCGAGTGCTAAGCCAATGATGTGGTCTTCCTGAACACCATGGGAAAGAAGGTAGTTCCGGAAGATATTGAATAAAAGAAATGATTTACCGCACCGACGTATGCCGGTGATAATTTTAATCATACCATTTCCATCAGCGGAAATGAGTTTCTGAAGGTACAAATTGCGATTGAAAATCATAATTTATAGCATATTTGGGTGAATATTCACTAATTTCGGCTGCAAAAGTACTGCTTTTTTTTGATATACGCAATAGTTCTGTTAAAAAAATCACATATTTATAGCATTTTTCCGTGAATTTTCACAAATTCCTGCTATAGAACCGCATTGTGGACTATCAAAAGTGTGGACTACCATCCTCTGGTAGTCCACGCCGCTGCTTCTAATTTACTTTCCTATAGCCTTAATTTTGGCTTCCAAGTAGCGGATACGTTCTTTAAGGCGTTGGATGGTAGAACATGCGAGGCGGTCAGCAGCCTCCAATCTGTGAAGATGTTTCGCAATTCGGCGTTTATGCCGTGCTAATGTCTTCTTGCTTCGATAGGCTGTACTATACTTCGAGCATACGAAATTTTTTTAGATTTTGACATAAATTTCCCGATTTTGACACCACCGCAGAGGTACTTTTTACACCTGCCGGTCAAAATTCGGTACAAAATTACAAAAAAAACACCATATATGACGGATATTTATCTATAAAAATGCCTATAACGTTCATTTTTACAACAATTTGATAACTTTCTCATCCAAATCCGGAGTAATTGACGCTCGAAATGACCTCTTGAGGGAACTTTTCGCAGCCAATATACAGGGTATCAAAAGCGTCCGTGCCGTCGGTACGGTGTTCGAGGAGGTCTTCCTCGGACTCGGCAAGCTTCTCTCCGGATTTGTTTTTGTGAAAGCCGTTGCGCCCGTTCAGTACTCCGGCAGACTGAATGGCGAGGATTAGATCATCGTTGTTCTGACGGTTGAAGAACGGCATGAGGCGTTGCTTGCCTTGGAATGCTTGGTTGATGAGCAGGTACTTCTCATCGTGGCGCATTGGGTTGCCCAAATAGACATCCTGGACTGACCAGCCGTGACGCTCAAACTCGTGGATGACTACCCACCTAAAATCCTGTGTATTAACGGCATAGTTGCTTCCGAGCGCAGTTGTATCGTAGTAGAAAACGACCGTTTTGTTACGATGATCTGCATAGTAGTTGCAGAAATCATCCACCAGTGCCGGGAGCTTTCTTTCAAACTTGACGTAGAAGGATTTGAGCACATTTAATCGGTTTCCGGAGGGTTGGCCGGCAACGATCCAGTTGATGTTTGCGTTGTAGTCCATACCGATACAAATGGGTGCATCGGGGTTCACGTCACGGTCTGCCTGCGAGGTAAAAACGGTAGCAGGAACATCTCCCGATAGTCCAACTACATTGGACTGCCAAAGGGTGTCCAAGTACTCAAAATTTGATGCGTCGTACTTATGAGACTCCCTCATCGACGAGTAGAAGCCATCCTTTGCAATGCCGATTTGCTTGCAAAGAATAGAGGTTTGGAAGGTGAGCGGTGTGAGGTCGCGCTTCATCTGCTTGATGTAGTTCTCGCCGAGCAGTTGCAGGTTCTCAATGGAGGAATACTCCTTGTAGTACACGGCCACAGAGCGCATCTGATTGAGCTGCTTATCAAGGTGGCGTATCTTCTTGCGGAGATATTCCGGCGGCGTCTTGCCTGCAGCAATAGCCTCCTTGACCTTTTGCTTCAATCGCCAAATCTCATAGACAGTGGCTTCAATCGTCCGGATAAGCTCCACGTCCATCTTCTGCTTGTAGTGCAAGAACCATGAGCCTTTTTTGGACTGCGGCATATCCGAGAGTATCATTATGGAGTGATTGAAGGAGTGCTTGCCAAAGTAGGACTTGATACCGCCATTGGCCGGAAGTGTTTCCTCTTTCAACTTTTCATAATCAATGAACTTGGCCTCGTCGATCAGAAGCCAAGAGAGCGTAAGCGAGTTGGAAGAGCCCGGACGATCCTGCGAAATAATGATAGCCCGCGAGCCGTTATAGAAGGAAATTACGTGCTCGTAATCGGTAGGCTCAATGATAGCCGTACCGAAGGACTTGGGCGGCTTCTTGCCCACGACGTAGTGAATACCAGGCAGAAGCCCCCAGCGACGCCAAGCGGCGAGCAGTCCTGGAATGGTGTTCGTCAGACCATGCTTGAACGTGGGTACGACGATACCGCCCGTGCTTCCCGGCATACGCTGCATGTTGCGGAGCACGAAGGGAGAGGCGATAGAGTCCGTTTTGCCGGTACGTCGCCCGGCCACAATAACGGTAGTATTGGCACCGATGAGCTGCGTCAACCGCTGCGGGGTGTTAAAATAGACACGTTTAGTCATGGGGCTGCTCCTCCGTCTTTTGGTTCCACATCTCTTCCTCCAAGTCGGCTTCCTCGTAGTCGATATCCTCGATGTCAATCGTCTCTGCGCCATAGTGCTTGATCATCTGGTCTATCTTCTGCTGCAAGTTCGGAATAGGCTTGATACCGAGCACGGTCGGGTCATCGGTAGCCGTGAAGGGCTGCACAACTATCATTTCATAAGGCACTGCCTGCTCGTCCTCCAAATCTACACGATTGAACTTGGCATAAGAAGCGGCAGCTTTCTCCATCGTCTTTGTGTCCTTACGAGCCTTAGCCATCTGATAGGTCTCCAATATCATCTCATTGAAGCGATAGCGGTGAAAGTCACGCGAAGCCTGCGAGAGCGTAGGCAACAGAGCCTTAACAATCGAAAGGTCGGCATATGCTTGCGTTAAGCCTATGCCAAAACGCGAGCGTACCTCCCCGATAAACACCCTATCTTTCGCGTCCGGGTTCGACATGAACCACGTATATTCCTCCCGTAAACGAAGCAGACGCTGCACGGTCTCGGCAGGGTAACGTTCCATCAGTTCCGCTTCAGCGGTAAAGAGGTCACGCTTTGCTATTTCTACTGTTTGTGGTCGTGCCATAGCTATTCATCGTCCTCCATGTCTAAAAGGTTCTCACGAGCCGTCTGCAAAGCAAGCGGCGAGCCTACTTTAGCAAGGGTCATTTCTTGCTGATGTAGTTGTACTTTACTTAATGCTTTCCCATGGCGGTACGCCGTAAATGCCGGATTGGACTCGTCTTGGATGTCCTGCTTAAACTCCTCAATTCGGACACCGAGAATGACGGCTATGTCCGTAGGACGGAGGTAAATAGAGGCAAATTGGTCGATTTGCTGGAGTTGTTCTTCGGTGTAGGTCATGCTAAATTTCAGTTTAGGTTTGTGATACGATTAGGGATTTGCCGGTGCTTGCTCCGGCTGTGCTGCTGCCGACAGCCATTCGGCTTCATTGTACCGTAAATCGGTGTAGATATCGACAGCCACTTGAAACGAAGCGCAAGCGCAACCGGAAGCGAAATACTCGGGTATTTCCGAGAAGCGGATGCGCGGATCGAGATACAGGGAGCGTTCCTGAAGCTTGGTAGATTCCAAGATCAGCACCGACATATATTGCCGGAACAGTTCGCGCATAGTATCGAAGCAATCAAGACGGGCTGCCATGTTTCCCAGTTGGTGACGCATGGCGAAAAAGACCGTCTTGACTCTTCTAGTGCGCGGAGAGTTGTTCAGCTCTGTGTAGCCCTCGGCGGTGTCAGAGACGCAGACGAAGGCGGTGGTGGTCTGGAGGGAAGCGAGTGCATCCTCGAAGCCCTGCAGACCACTCACTTTACAGAAGCGAAACTTCTTGTTCCGGGCAAGGATATTGGTGTCGGTTAAACGCTCAAAGAAGGATGTAGCATCCCAGTTGGAAACGGTTGTCATAGCGAGGTTGTTTTGGTTTCACGTTTCATTTCTTCATACTCGCGCGCTTGAGCGTCCAGCTCGACGAGGGCGCGGTGTACATCCATACGAAGCACTTGTGCTTCCTTTGTGATGTCGCCCTTGGTAAGGGCGCGTATCTGATTGTTCATTTGCTGCTGCAGGCGTTCCTGCATTGCTTCGGAGGAGGCTTCCTCTGCCGTTACGAAGAAATGCTTGTAGCGACGTGCTAACAACTGCTTGGCGGAAGCGTACCAATAGAAGATAGAGACGGCTTCCTCGGGGTCGAGTTTGACCGGCTCTTTGGATTGGTACAGGTACGCGGCCATCTCGGACAGCAGAGCCATGTCCTTTGTGACGAGATAACCTTGGTAGAGGTTTTCGAGGATGAGGAAGGCTTCGAAGGTAATGCCGGAGAGGTCAGCATCTACCGGCTGAAGCTTTCCTATCAAAGGCAGGCGCACAGGTACGAGGGGCAAGCGTTCGAGCCAAGAGAGTTGGGAGATGGCCTCCGCTATCTGGAGAGACGTAATGAAATACGGCTTTCCCTCGTAATGGCAGAAAATACCGTCGTCGGTTTTCTGCACATCGGTTAGCGGTGCCCATCGGATGAGCGCGTAGGTTTTGAGTTCTGCAGCAGTGTAGTTCTGTGCAAGCAGATAATATGCGTAGCGGAGTTGCTTGGGCGTTAACTCCTGCCAGCATGTAGGAAGAATGATATTTAGGTTCATAGTTTACGATTTTGAAGTTAGCGATTACCACCAGTAGCCTCCGGAATCCTTGTGATTCTCGAAGGATGGGCGGCCAAATAACATAGAGGTGTACGAATCCTGCCACTCCGGAAAGATTGCCGGACGGGTTCGGATGCGTTGGACGGTGGAAAACATACGCTTGTAGTCAAGCGGTTTTCCGGCGAGCATTTCGAGGGTAGTTTGCCGCACGGAATCAATAATGGTACGCTCCTCGGCGGTTACCTGCTGCGTAAGCATATTGCGCCGTAACCGTGCCATGAGTTCTTCGGAGATAAAGTTTTCCGCCAGTTCCTGCTCGATATTGAGCACTTCGAGGCGCAAGGATTGATAGCGCGCCCATTTGTCCGAGTTGTAGCCGGCAAGTGGCCCAAGATCAAGACACGGCCAGAGGCTTGCGCCGAAGTATGAGGCTTGTTCCGTTTCGAGCCAGTCCGAACGGCGGGCGAGAGCTAGGAGAAGGTCGGAGGCAAGGTCATCGCGGTTTGAGAGGAGCGAGTCGATCAGCCGCTTCACTCGATCCGCGCTTGCCGGTACTACGTTCTGATTGGAAACAATGCCGAAGCCGTTAGGCGTGAGAATTAGATCGAGCGAAGGAATGGTGCGGCGGAAAGCATCGGTTGCTACGATATGGCAACAGAGGATGCGCAGGGGGTCGGTTTCCCCCAGTGTGGCAATGGTATCCATCAGCACCTCTCCCACGAAGTTACGCGTGAGCCACGCTTCCGCTTTGCGGAGGTAGAGGGCCATCTTATCGTATAACGATTGTTCGCCCTCTACAGTTGTGAGCGTGTTGGGGAGGTAGGTGCGTAGTTGGTCATCGTTTGAAATTAACATAGTTAGTTAAAGTTTAGGGTTGAGTGTTTATGGTTTAGAGGTTTCGGGCTTGTCAGTTGTGACTTCTTTGGCATCCTTATGCTCATCGAGCGTAGTAAGTTGGATGAAGGGGCATGTGGGGAATGCACCATCCCAATGATTGAAGCGAATGAGCAGTTGGTGGGGATAGAAAAGAAGATCATGGTAAGGCTTCTGCAGGGCCTGCGCGATGGTGTACAGCTCGCGCTTGTCAGAGCCGGAGTTGTTCGACTGGCTCTTGCCCGGCACAGAACCAACGAGGTTCGAGTGTACGCGCATGGTGAAGCAGATGACGTTAATCGCTTCTTGGATGTCCGTCTCCCAGTCGCCTCCCTCCTTGGCATCATCGATGCGCTTGATTAGGACATCGTGGTTTTCTTCGCCGTTGGGGTTCACGCCAAAGGAAGAGAACCATACCTTGCCGGAGTTCTCGGCTCCGGTAAGGAAATCGATTATACGTTGCTTCTCCTCGTTGACGCGTTCGAGCCGTTTCTTTTGGTCGGTAATACCTTCAGCGCGGAAGATACGCTCCCAATAGCGCTCGTTGACCTCTATCTGGTACTTGATAGGGGCAGCGTTCTGAAGCTTCGCTTTCTTGGCGGTGGTAATGAGCTGTTTGATATCATACCAGCGCGAATTGAAGATAGCGGCGTAATACGGTATAGGATAATAAGTATTTCGCGCGGTAGGTATGCGCGTGACGATGGCGAACTTACGTTTCTTGGTGCCGCTCTTGAGGCGGGTTTGGAGATCGGACCAGGGATTGTAGATGTTGAGCAAAGGAATGTGCTCCACATCGGAAGGAGCGGTTGAGTGCTCCCAGTTGGCAAAGAGTATTTCCTTGCTTGTGCCGTCTGCACCCGCAGGTGTGAAGCGGCAGTTACAAGCTTCCTTGCGGAGCATGGTGGTAATACGCGTGCCGTCCTTGGAGAGGATGATGAGCGTGACACAGAAGCCGAAGTGTTTGAAATCAAGGCAAGCACCTAAGAAGTAGGACTGCATGCCGTTTTCAAAGAAGAAATCTTTGATTTGTTGCTGTACGGTAGCAGAGCATTCGCAGGTATCATACTGGAGGCCCTGTCCGTAGCATACTTCGGCGTTCCACTGTTGGCAGGTGGTCAGTGTCTCGTCGGCTTCAATCTTCTTGAGCACGTTGTAGGGCATGAGGTTGTCGGCACCCCAAGGAACGTACTGCGTATGTTCGTCGAGCTGAATAGGCGAAATCTCCCCGTCCTCTTTGAACAGGGTTGTGGTGTCGGTGACGAAGATCGCCCGGGCTTGAAGTTGTGGTACATCGACCACGGAGTCAAAACAAAAATCCATATCTTGCAATTTTTGTGCAAAGATATGGATTTATACGCGTATGCGAAAAGACACGTTAATTACTCTGTGCTGCTTTTGCGCTTTTTAAAAGTCTGAATTAGAAAAATTGTAGATGAGATTATTGCGATTGGTGCACTTAGGAGATAGCATAATGCAAACCACATGAAAATTATATTCTGCCACCATCCCTCTGCAATACCGCTTTCCATAATGTCTTCGTCTGCCGAAAAGCCTTTGCTATGGAAATACGCAAACATGCAAGTATAAAGTATTATGCCTATGATTGTAAATGCCCATGAAGCAATCATAAGCCACTTGAATATATTCTGTGTATTTCTCATCTTTGTGCCAAACTAATCTAAACTTGCAAAGAAACCTTTTAAAAAACTAAAATCACTTTCATCGATATGAGGTTTAAGCGATTTGTGTTCTTCGCAATCAAATTCACTTATGCCGTTCAACGAAATGTCATTATATCCGTAATATAATCTACCTTTAATTGGATGATAAACCTTTTGATATTCACCACACTCTTTTCCATTATTGAAATCCACATACGACACTTTCTCTATTCTAAATGGGTAATCAACATAATCATATGCAGGAGATAGTACTATTTCACCTTTCAATGTAATTATTCCCCAAAGACGGTCTTCACTTGTACGCACTGCGATACAGTCACACACGTATGGACCAAAATGTGTATATACTCCAAACTGAGTTATGTACTCGTTTGCAGCTGGATTAAACAACGCTAATCCTGCATCTGTTTTATGAACTTCCAATTGAGGATTACCTTGGAGGTAGTATTCTATAGAAAAGTTTCTTTGCTCCATATCTCTTTTGCAAAATTTTGCCCGCAAAATTACTCAAAAAAATTGACATATGCAAGTTTTGAGAATGAAATGTACGTAAAATGTGCATTTTGAAACGAAAAAGCAAGTCAAAATGAAAAAACAAGGCGAAATGAAAGCCAAAAACAAAAAACCTCCCAAGTTTTGAAGCTTGGGAGGCCCGGTAATTGCAAGTGCCTGTTTGGAATTATCGTTGGGAGGCTTACCGGATGGTATAAACTACGGTGTAGCCGTAGCCTTGGCAAATCTGTTTGCCGCGTATGGTGTAGGCTACATTATAGCCGTAACCATTGCAAACTTTGTCATCGCGGATGGTATAGGCTACGTTGTAGCCGTAGCCATCACATACTTTATCGCCCCGGATGGTATAGACTACGGTGTAGCCGTAACCTTGGCAGACTTGGCTGCCTCGAACGGTGTAAACTACATCGTAGCCGTAACCTCTGCAGATGCGCGTGTTGGAGGACGATCCTCCTCCGGGAGCAACGTCGACCGGCTCGCAGGCACAGAGGCACAGTAGGGCGAAAAGTATGTAAAGGAGTTTCTTCATTCTCTTAGTGCAATATAGCCGAAATGTATATGTAACGCTGAAGGGAATGGCTTGGCGGAATGCCATTTTCTACATTATATATGATTTCGCTATCGGGTATTTCTGCGAATATCTCGCGTTTCTCTTCCTCCGTGAACGGAAGTCCATACCTGCAATTATCAAGACCGCTTGATAATGCCTCCCAATACTCTTGGCGGTGCTTTGCTAATTCTTCTGCACTCATAACATTGTCCAATTACGTTGGACAGAAGATTAGAAATTGAATGATAAACCTGCACCGTTGCCGGTGTAGTTTATATTCATTTCAGCAATGCGCTTGCCGTGTACATTGAGCGGTATGCCGACAATGGTAAGGGCTGCACCCATCGGAAGGAGGACATAGCCGGCTGCTGCACAGTTGGTTTTGGTTTTTGCCCTGGCAGCAACATCTTCCGGCTTTCCGCTTGTATCTACACCGGAATTGCCGACACCTACTAATATCGCGCCAACGAGCGCGGAAGGAATACCGATGCCCATGCAGACGTTACCGGTCTTTTTCAGGGCATTGCCTATGACCAAATTCGGATTAGCGGCTCGTTCGCTAACCACTTTGGCATGAGCGGCGTTCTCGGCTTGCCTTTTTGCCAGTTTAGCCTGTGCTTTGGCATCCGGCACAAACTTGCCTTCCTCGACGTTGTATCGACCAATGCCGGAGATATGGAAGTACTTTACACGCTCGGGAAGGATGGTAATCTCCTTATCTCCCGTGGCTGCGTAATACGCGCGGAGAACCAAGGTGGTATCGGTTAGGTTAACTAACTGCCCTTCCATGTTCTGACCATTGTTGAAGGTGACAGTAACTGTGGCTGCGAGAGCCGAAAATGTTGTGGCAACGAATGCCATTAGAATAAATAAAAATTTCTTCATAAGGCGTGTGTTTTTGAAATTTTGTGCAAAATTACTAATTAAGTGTCCAATTACTTTGGACAGATTTGAAAAAAAAGCAAAAAAAGTGATTTTTTCCTCGAAAATCACGTTTTTTGCTATAAAAACACCTCCAAACCGTTGATTTTGGAGATGCAGACATCGCGGACGGTGCGCATTTCGCCGGAGCGGAGAAACTTGATCGTTCGCGTACCGGCATAGAAATCGTACTTGAGCGATATTACATTAGGGTAATGGAGAAGAGAACCATCAGACTTGAAAACGACCAGATCCACCGGATCGGGCCGGAGCATCATGGCTTGGGCTGTGGAGAGATGTATGGCTTGCATTATTCAGCGATTTTTTGAGCGAATAACTCAGACAGTGGAACAGAGTGGTTTTTCATGATGTCCGTGAGGGCTTCATGGAAGGTAGCGAAAACAACGGGATCGGTTGTCACGATAGCGGACTCATTACGATTACCTCGGGTAAGATTTTGAGAAGTGATGATGGAGACCGTGCGAGCGGTCTCCTCTGAACGTATCAAAATCACCTTGGAATGGTTATCGGCCAAATAGGTGTGCTCTATGACGCGAGTGAGGAACGGCCAGAGCCGGAGCGTTTTCTGTGTGGCTTTGAAATCAAGGATGAGGTGGATGGTGTCCACCTTCCCTGATTTCTCAATGAAGAACAAGCGGCGCAGAAACTCCTCAGAGATAGAGAAGGAAGTCTGCCAAATGGTAGCCTTCCCCACCTGTGCGAGAACCCATTCCACGACGTCAGCCACCTGCAGGGTGTTCGTTAAGTAACACTGTAACGGACACTCTGCGAGCGGCTTGAGGTAATCATCTATGGACGCGTTGCGTTTCACTTCTTAGTTTTCTTGGAAGTGGCCTTTTTCGTGGCGGGCTTTTTCGCTGCCTTCTTTACCGGCGTAGCGTCTGCCGGTTTCTCCTCCGTTTCGGTAGCGGGCGTGGGCTCCTGTTTCGGCGTCTCGTCGGCAGGAGTTTCATCCGCTTTCTTAGGCGTATTGTCTGCCGGGTGTTCCTCAACATGCTCGGCGGTAGCTTCGGGGAGCGGTGCGCCCACCTTAAAGTGGTCGTATTGCTCCCAGTTAGCATGGTAGCGCTTATCGAGGGCGATAAGCTCTTTGAGGAAAGGATAACGCTCGCTATCGGGGCACGTGGAGTTCTCAACAGAGAGCAGCTGCAACTGCGTATGCAGGCGCCTCATCTGCTGCATGATGGAAAGGTTCTCCGCGTAGAGAGCTTGTATCTCTACGGGCAATGCATCGTGATCCACGCGCTTACCTTTCTTGAACTCCTCGTTCTCGGAGGTGATATGATGCTCCTCCACGATGTGTTCCACCTGTGCGGACATCTCTTTGACCTCTTCGTGCGTGACCTGCTGGAGGTAGAACTGGTATTTCTTGCGCAGTTCGTACTCGATACGCGAAGCGTACTGTTTGGGACGACGCATGAAGTTCTGATACATGATGCGGTTGTTGGTGAGCTGGAGCACCATGAGTGCGCCCTCTTCCAAGTTCCGCTCTTCCGGTTTTGCGTCAAGATAAGCCTTGACTTTCGGCATTAAATCTTTCTTTAACATAGTTCATCTTAATTAAGACTGGACTACTGGCTGCACCGAGTTGCAAATGCAAGCATTTACTCGGTTTGCACAGCAGTTATAGGTTGTTGTTAATGCCCACGACAAAGAAAAGATTTTTGCCGAGGGGTTCTAATAAACGATACATGGCATTGAGGGTAGAGCCGGTAGTGACAAAATCATCAAAAATGATGAGGTTCGGTTCTTCGGGCAAATAGCCCAAATCGAAATCTACCGCTACCCGTTGGCGAGTGTGCGAGAGGGCAACGTCCTCGTAGTACGGAATTTGCAACCGGTTGCCAATTTCGGCGGCTATACGGCACGCAAAGTTCTGGGTTAGGTGTCGCCTCTTGGGTGACGGCACTATCGCCCAATGCCCATTGGAGAGGTAATTACCGAGCACCTTTTTGATAACAGGTGTGAGGTGATCCGCAAAGTACGTGACCATGGCATCATCGGCTTTGATGTCGGTGAGCTTTCTTCCCTTGATGGACTTCTTCCAGATGGAGAGCACGGGAATGGAGGCGTGCGGTGTGAGAGTCATCCGCTCGACGGAGAGATCACACCGTGCTTCACCGACGTCCGGCTTATGCCATCCTGCGCGTTGTTTCTCTGCAAACAGATCCTTTGCAGGCGCAGCAGCATTGCCCGGGCCGGATTGCTCGGACAATGCTTTGACTTCATCTAACGAAAACAGGCTCATAGCTCATAACGGATTTTAGTGAAGGTGCCTCCTCCGCCATTGTCGATCCACATGTAGTACGTAGTACCGGCATGGAGGGTTGCTGAAGCATCTACCTCGGCACTGGCAGCGTCGGCTTGAATGAGTTCGTTGAGTTCTGAATCGGCTATATGCAGGCGGCGATAATTGGAGTTATTCGAACGGAATGTAACAGTTATCACGCCATCGGATGCAGGGGTATAGACGATAGAACGGCGTACTCCCGGCGTTCCTGCGCCATTGAAGCGCGCGCCATCGGTAGAGATATAATCTTTACCATCGGTAGCTTGCGCTCCGAGAATGGTGATGCCAGAGTAATCAACGGCGGGCACCTCGTCCGGCGCTTGAAGGGAGACTTGCTCCGTGAACGGAGCGAAGTCCCATTCAAGGACGGAGTCAGTCAGAGTCGTCGTCACCGGCGTTAATCGTGCCCTCCTCGGTTTCGATTGTGCCCTCGTAGAAGGGTGCCGGCACGACGTCGGTTGCCTCGGCGTTGATAGTGGTGGAGGTGGTACCGGTTGCACCTTGACCCAGATCCTGGGCAACGGTGGTTTTGGTGTTCCACTTATCCGAGCCGATAACGCGGTACTTGCCTTTCATGTCCTCCACAAGGAAGACGTTATCGTTATTGTTGAGGTAGGCGGACGCAGCGGAAGCCTCCTCGCCCACTGCCGGGTGAACGGCTGTGAGTTTGTTGAGCTGCGTTTGCGACGGTACTTCTCCCTGTGCCTCGGAAGTTACCTGCGACTTATCCGGAAGGATGTCGATGTGCTTCCAAGTAGCATCTGCGATAAGGGTGAAGTTGCCTTGATAAACGGCTGCCGTAGGTCGGCCAAGGTCATCGACAGGCAACGTAGGCCACTTGGCGATGTTGGACTTAGCGGTGTAGTACAGCCTGCGTTTGATACCGGGAAGTTCCGGCGTACCCTGACACCAAGACAGGGACTTTTGTAATGCTGAACAGTTTGGCATAGTTATAAGGTTTTTAATGTGTTAAGGATTGGAAGGGCTTGGTATTTCGTAAGAAATGCGGAGCTTGCGAACCCCTGCAAAGCCTGACCCGCTCAGCCCCGGAGAGCGGTTTGCTCTGCGGGACTGTGTGGGGAACACCCTCCGGATGTTAGTCTGCCAACTCCACAACCATGAGGCGGCGCTTGTCGATGGACTCGAACTGAACACCGAAGAACATGGTGGCGATGTAAGACAGGATGAAGGGCTCGTACTCCTTGACGAGAACATCCTCGGCGTCGGACATCTGGTCGTAACCGACCAACATGTTTACTTTCGGACAGATGTGGATGAACTTGGAGTCTGCCTTGTTGTACATCGGGACGATGTGGAGGCGGTTGTTGGAGCCTTCCACGGTTAACTGATCGTACTTCTCATTGTAAATGAGACCTGCGTGTGAAGCCTGATACGAATCGTTGTACATGTCCGCGAACTCCTGCGAGCAGTACATGTAGAGATCTTGTGCGCGCAGACGCGGGTCGAGCGAGCGCAGAATCTCCTTGGCGATGTCGCACGCATTGTCGGAGGTGATGGCTTCCGTGAGTTTCTTGTAGTTGCCCTGACCCGCTGCAATCTTGCCGGCAGTAATCTCTTTAGTGGTGATGGTATCGAAGCCATCAAAGAGATCGAGAGAGGTGTCACCCTCCGGATTACGCACACCTTTCCAAATAGCATCGTTCAGGTGCTCGGAAAGGGAAAGGGCAATGAGACGAAGCACATGGAGCGCGGTAGGCGCTTTCATCTGTCCGTCGCCCTTGGATGCAGCCATCTGACCGAGGACGGTAGAGATAGCCGAGTTAGGCTCGAACTTGGCAACAACCGAACCCATGAAGGTTTCCAGAGTACGGAAGTTGAGGTTGAGGTTGAAATCCGTGGAGCGCGAAGGCTTGTACGGACCGAATTGTGCCGTTCCGTTCACGGCTGCTACAGACTCTTTGTAGCGGATGCCCGGACGGGCAGTCATGAACTTGAGCGTGTCCTTGATGCCGATAATGGGCAACATCAACAGCTCGGGACGGTACTTGTGTGCAGCCTCCTGATAGGCTGCCAAATCAAATTGAAGTTTTCCTGGCATAGTTAAGATTTGATTTAGGTTAGAGACTTGATTGGCTTAGACCAGATCGTAGAGCTTCTGTGCAGCGTTCACGCGCTCGATAAACGAATCCATGGGCGAATCGCCTTTACTACCGCCATCGTTGACCGGATGGGTGGTAGAATCGCCGGGCTGCTTGTTGAGTTCTTCGATTTGCGCCTTGAGGGACGCGATTTCCTGATCCTTTGCTTGGATGGAAGCTTCAGCAGCCGTGAGCTTGGTTTTGTTCTCGGAAGCCTCTTTGAGTGCTCCCTCGATGGTGTCCAGTTGGGACTCATCGGCTGCAAACTTACCATCGGAAAGAGTGATTGCTGCCTCTGCCATCAGCAGAAGAGCAGCCAAGAAGGGGAATTTCTTCATAGTTATGGTAGGTTTGGGTTGGTTAACTGGTTCAGGTTCTGCTTGCGCCTGTGCGGGTTCTTCTTGGGTTGCTTTCTTGGAAGGCTTGAAGAACTCCGTGAGAGCGGCAATGAACTTCTGGAACTGGGACGATGCCTGTACGGGCACGTTCGGGATGGGCATACCGACAGCAGCCATAGCGGAAGCTACAGCATCGGTGAGGACCGGCGCCTCGTCCTCCTCATCCGCAGTGACAGTGTCCACAAATCCCCATGTTTTGGCTTCTTCGGCGTTGAGCCATCCACCGACTTTCATCAGCTCCAGCAACTCGGCTTGTGTTTTGCCACAGCGTTTGGCGTAGAGTGAAGCGACATTCGCATCAATCTTCTCCAAATCGGTTTTGAGTTGGGAGAGATCCTTGATCTGTTCGGCGAGTTGATCGGCATTGAGGGAAGCCCATTGGAAGAACTCGGTGGAGCATTTGTGAACTAAGTACATAGCAGAACCATCCATGGTAATCTCTTTGGCACCCATGGAGGCAATAGTGGCTGCAGACGCGTTCATCCCGACGAAATGCACATGCACATCGCCGTGATTACGGAAAGCGGAAGCGATAGTAAGAGCGGTGGCGACAGATCCACCTAACGAATCAATGAGAACATCCACACGTTTGCCTTTGTTGGCATCGAGGACGTTCTGCACATGGCGGCTGTCGAAGTCATAACCTCCGACAAAGCCGCGCAAGTGGAGATGGTAGTTTTTCATAGCACGGTTTAGATTTGTGCTGCAAAATTACTACCATTCGCGCATATGCGAAAAGACCTATATTACTGCGCGTAGGTGCATGGTATCAAGCCTTTGGGCGCCTTGTAGGTGACGGTATAGGTAATCGTGGACGATTCGCCATCCGGCAGACCAAGACCCTGTGAGGACTCGATATAGGGGAACGGTGCTTCATGCGTGCCGATGAGAAAACGACGGTTGTTCACATCGGTTACAAGGAGAGCCAAAGGCACATGCTCCGGCAGTTCAAGCAGAGACTGAAACGATAGTTCAACGGTATCATTCCCGGCGCCATTGGCATTAGAGCGCGTACACGTGCATGTTGCCTCCCCGGTAAAGGGAATATCGACGGAAGGAGAAATGAGCGTTAAGGGAGAGCCGGAAATGGCCAGCAGTCCTAAATCGGATGGGAGTTGTTGCGCATTGATATAGGCAATGGCTTTAATACCCGGAAGAGAAAAATGGTTATTCATAGCAAGGTGGAATAAACTGGAATAGAGTGGAACAAAACGGAAGGATTATCAAAAAACGTCCCGAAACTTTTAGCGAAAAAATTATTTTTTCTTTGTTTTGGGTGTTTTGCGGTACACATCACGCCTGCGCTGATAGATTTTGAGGAGCGTATTGAAGTTGGTGTCATCATACTCAATACAGTGATCCTCCATCCACGCGGTGACCAACAGATCAATGCGTGCCTGGGGTGTTTTGCGTCTGGCTTCATGGATATCCTCAAACAGCTCTGACTTGAAGCGGTAGCGAATTGTTTCCGCAAGATGATCCAATCCGGATTGCGGAACATAGTTGTAGTACTCAACCGGTTTACCGGTAAAAGAAGGGATGACGATAGCAATAGTGGCATCCTCCGGCACCTTTGCCGGAATAGCGTCCGGTTGTTTGGCGAGGTGCATATTGATCACATCAGACTCCTGTGAGTTACGAACAGGAACAACAGGCGTCGGGAAACGATAAATCTCACGGGGACAAGTAGCATTGTCCCGGTTGTGAATTTGGTTGCACTCGTTAGCATACCATTGCGCCAGATACGGCGGTAGCGAAAGATAGATAAGGAACTCGTTCATAAAATAGTTAGGGTTTAGGTCTAAAACGAGCGCAAAGTTATTAAAAATCTATCACATACGCAAATTTGATCCCCGTTCCGTCTAAAAAAAGTGATTCCGTCTAAAAAAAGTGCATTTTTAGCCCGATAACAGGCAAAAAACAGCCGCCGACTCTCCCGAGCAGGCGGTCTGTCCCAACAATGAATGGCAAAACAATTATCTGGTCATCTGACGAAGACGGTGCAAAAGTACTACCAAAATTTAGATTTAAAAAAGACCTCAATTACGAGGTCTGTATTTATAACAAAATATATTAAACTATAAAAATATCAGGGCGATATAGATATTCCACTTCATCAATATAAAGTAAATGCTCTTGGTTAATTTCCTCAGATATTTTATCAATAGCCTCAGAGAGATGTGCTAAATACTTCTCATTCATAACACAAGAAACTTCTTCCGATACACCTGCCTCTTGCAATTTTTTTATGCGGTATTTATACTCATCTTCCGAATCCTTTAACCGGAAAGTCAAATCATGAAGAAATTCTTTTAACGCTTTAAATTCTTCTTGTAGTTTTTCGTAATCAGGACCCTTTTCCATACAATTATTTATTAATTGTTATTTACCTTTATCTAAACGTTCCATCCTCTCCAATATTTCAACTACACGATGAAGTTTTACTTCAGCAATTCCTTTATATCCCTTTGATAAATATTCCAGCATCTGCTGATACAAATTTATATCTTTTACAAAACTCTCGTACACTTCGTCCTTCCATCCTTGTCCAGCTTTTTGCACCGCTTTTTCAACTTCCAGATGAAGTGCAGATAAGTCCTCTGATACTTTTAACAAGGACTCCTCTAGTTCTTTAACTGAATTTATATTAACATTTACACCAGACATAATGCATAACTATTTACATATTCAATACAAATTCTCCTCTAAACTTGCAATTCTACTATAGAATAGCAATGATTAATGATATAACTGCAACAGCAACAATTAAAAACCAAAATAGACCATTTTTAGCGTCCATTGCAGGAATACCAGCTTCCAATTCTTTCACTCTCTTTTGCAATGTACTATTTTGACCACTTAACTCTTCATTTCGACGCTTGGTAAATTCGTGTTGCGAACTTATTGAATCTTTATCATTTTTAAGAACGTTATTGTCATTCCTTAGTATACGTATTTCTTGGTTTAATCCAGCTATTTGACGCTCATATTCAGACTTAGCTTGAGAAGAATTAGCAGAGGAGTCCTTCATACGTTCCTCTAAAGAACGCAATTTTTGCTCCCATTCTTGATTAATTCTCTGTATCTTTTTCTCCCATTCGCTTTCACAACGTTTTAACTCATCTTTTGCACTTTGCAGTTGAGAAGCAAGCCCTTTTAACTTCTCCTCGTTCTGTTGATTAATAACCACAATCATTTCCTCTTGCTTACGCTTTAATTCAGCAAGTTCTTGATTGTGCTTTTCTATCAGCGCACTAGATGCTCCGTCTTTTTTCTGAAGTAACCCCTCGTATTTTGATTTTAAATCGGCTACCTCTTTCTCATGTTCACCTCTTAAATCGGCAACTGCTTTCTCATTATCTGCTCTTAACTTATGAATCTTTTCTTTATAAGACTCAATTTCTGATTGATGTGCAGATTCTAAATTTTTAATTTTTGTCGTTAGTTCCTGCACCTCCGACTGCCGTTTTTTTTCAGCAGCCGAAATAGCAGCGTCCAATGCAGCTTTATGTTCATTTTTCAATTGCGTAATAGCAGCCTCTTTCTCCGACTTTACCCTTTTTAACTCTGCTTGATACGATGCCTCCAATTGCTCTTTTTCTGCTGTAATCTTAGCGATTTGAGCATCATACTTTGCGGTTAAAGAAGCAATAGCAGCCTTGTTGTCTGCTTGCAATTGCGCTTTCTCTGCGGCAGCTCTTTCCTGGATCTCCCTAATATCCTTTCGACACTGCTCTCGCACGACATCAATCTGGTGTCGTAATTCATCTTCTCTTTTCTTAAACTCCTGCGCCGTTGTATCATCAATGTGGTGCAGATAATTTAAATAATCACTATAGTCAGCCATAAATATTTAGATTTATCGTTGTCTGTTAATCATTTGTGCCAATATATTGGGGTCTATCTGTTGTCTAAATAGTTCATTTTCCCCAATTCCAGACCCAATCGGGCTTGTCCCTGCTAATGAGGCAATCTGGCGATCATAATCTGCCAATAATCGTAAGTAGTCATATGCAGCAGTTTGATACTCTGCCGCAGTACCAATAAGTGGATTGAGCCGACGATCATAGTAAGCCTTCTGAACTGGGTCATGCCAACCTTGTGCAGACCTATTCATTTGGTCTACGAATCCTCTACAGGCAGATGATATATTAGTTATACTACTCATTTGATTCGTTATTCTTATACTCGTCACTTATCTTTCTTATGTCGTCCCAAAAAGAGGATGGATTGCTAGTTAGACTTCCTCGATCTCCAAATGGTGAACGAGGACGGTCAGCCTCTGTAACTGGACGGTTCGGTGTAGGATTTATACGCTCATTTTGCGGACCTCGTGGACGCTCCGTAATAGGACTAGGTTTTGGACCAAATGACGGATTGGGATTCATTGGCGGACGAGGACGAGGTAAGTCGGCACCTCTCGATATTGACGATGCTGATGTGGACGAAGGGAATGAGCCAAAGGATCCTCCAGAATGAGAGTTCATGGAAGATGGAACAGCTGTTGAACGATGCTTTTCAACCATCTCTTTTGCAGGACCGATTTTATCTATCGCTTCTGACGTTCTACTCTCAAATTGAGAAAACTTCTCTTTATGGATATACCTTTTGGAGCGAGCATCAGAAATCATCTGTCGGCAGGTATCAACATCGCGACGGCATCTATCCCGAACAACTTTGCAACGAGCGACTCTGGCTTCTTCTGCAGAGCAATCTGCTTGCTCCCAATGCCATCCATCTCCGTCGCGGTCTCTCACCAACACGCGTTTGTTGCGTTGGCGTTCCAACGCTCTTTCTGCGCGCTCCAATTCTTCTTCAGCTCTACGCAAACGTTCCTCTAATATCTGCAAACCACGTTCAAAGTTTTCGAAATAGAGGTTTATAGTATGCTCTATTTCGCTATTAGCGTCTGCCATCTGACGACCAAAACAGCGTATGCCTTCTTCTAGGTCACATATAGCCTGTATGTCTGCGAAACCACCGTCTGCCATTACTTACCTGGATCTATACCTTGACGCTTATACAGAACATTGATAGTGTCTTGTAAGTGCGTCTCTGCCCATCTTCTATATGTAAAACTGATATTTTCTAATTCTTCACTATAGCTCATGAAAGAACCGCGGAACTCATCAAACTTGGTATCTTGCCAATAGTTTGAAGCGACCATTAAGCCTTCCTCTATTTTTTCATGTGCATTATTGAGCTCACGTGCCAAATCCAATATGTCTTCCTGAAATTTAAGTAAATCAGGTAGAGAAATATTTCCAAAGTTATCCATAGTAATTCAATTTAAAATAATTAAATAGTGTCTTGTAATGCCAGATACTCACGCAAGTTCATTTCGACGTCTGTCAGGAACTCTTGTTCAAATACATCAACACGTTGGAAAAGAGGTTCCAAACGCTCTTTGTCCTTTTTAAACATTTCGTAGAACTTCTGAAAGTTATCATCTTGCCAAGTCTTGGCCACTTGGTCTATGCTATCGTTCGTCTCGTCTAAACGATAGCGCAAATTACTTGACAACTCGCGAAAATCTTCGCGCAGTTTCTCAATAGTTTGTAAATCAAGAACTAATCCTTCTGTTTCCATAATATCATTAATTATTATAGGGTATCTAATTCGTATGGGCGGAATTTAATATAAACATTATCCTTCTTGTTAAAATAGTATGCTCTGTTTAAAGACGATTCCTTACCTTCAATAGATAATTCATTAGCTTTCTTAGAGCTTACTATCTTTTCAGAGTCTTCACTACGCATTTGTAGTGCAATGCGATGGTTGAAGTAATCATAAGCTTTACCGGAGATACGTTCCGTTAGGCTCTTTAAAGTATCCACCTGGAGAATGGTATATACGCCAACTCGTGGGCCCTGTTCTAGAATGGTTGCAATTGCAGAAACGTCCTCTGAGCCTTTGTAATTTTTTGTAAACATAGAATAAGCGTACTGCAGAGCAACAATAGTGATATAAATACTTTCCCCCTTCTCTTCCGGATGCTGTTGACGATACTCAATTTGTGTCTTTATACGTAACAACATTTTAGAAGCTTCCTCCGCATTCGAAATCACCATATCATCACTACCAGTATAAATGGCCTTTAGCTCATTATGATATGGATCGTCTTGTGGAGTATAATTAAAAAACATAAAGCGTGCCCCTTCTTGAGTATAGAAAGGATGTAAACTGCGAGCGCAATTTATAGCAATACGTTCTGAGACCTCGGGCTTACCACCAATAATCAAAATATTATCATCGCTAGCAGCCATAGTGAGTGATAAAGGCACATGCACATGCTCTTGAGAAATTTCAATATTCTCACCTAAATATATCTTAACACTTTTCGGAGAGTCTGATGCTACAACTTCTTCAAGCAACTTATTATCACGCAAATATACTTTTGCATCACTTCTAAATACGATAGTGTCTTTATAAACTAATCCGTCCTTTGAAGCAATGTCGTACAAAGTTTTTAATTTTGGACGCAAATTTCTTGGAGAAACATAATAAGATCTCAATGGCTTATTATAGTCCTCCGCTCCTCCTCTTTTATTATAAACACAATCACCGGTATTAACGACTAACTCAGTGGGTTCGTGCCCCTTGAAAATGTTATGACCATCAGAAGCATTCCATGCGAATGCAACACGATTACCAATATCTCCCAAGTCTATTTTAGATGCATATGGGCCAATGGCCTGTGTAGCAAGAATTAAGTTGATACCAAATTTGCGGTATTCTTTTACAATAATCTTGATGATTTTCTCCGCTTCAATTGCGATCTTGTCATAATCTCCCTCAAAGAATTTCTGAAACTCATCGACAACAAGCAACACACGGGGAAGAGTATCTAAGCCATGTTCAATGCAATAGTCCCAATATTCAGCAAAATCGCTAACTCCAGCATCGCTAAATAAGCGTTGACGTTCCCGTCCTTCATCATGAATTCTCCTTAAAACAGAAATACCAAATTCTCTTTCACTTTCAGGAGCAATAACTTTTGCATGTGGTAGCACATATGATTCACTATCCGAAAGCCCTTTCGGTGCATAAACATTAAACTCTACACCAGAAAAGTCTATCAAATACAAATCTACTTGTTTAGGCGAATAATAATATGCTGTACTTGTAATAAGGGTATTCAAGAATACACTCTTACCAGAACCAGGCATACCTACAACTATGGTGGCATTTTGTGCATCTTTTTGGGTAATCTCGAGTGCTACTTCTTCGTTAGTTTTATCTCTACCCACCGGAATCATCATAGCGCGTGCAGAATTACGTGTCCACAATTCCTCCTTGCTCTGTGGCAAATAATCAAAAAGAGCGATGGCTTGTAATTTCTCTTCAGCATTCTCTTTTGACTGAATCTTCCGATAGACGGTGTCTAAATTGTTTAAGACTCGAATGTTATCATCTAAATGTAGAGTGAATTTATGGAAAAAATCTTCATTTGCTATGTTGTGTATTTGATATGAACCATAGCGACGATAAATTGTTGTAATATTATCCAAAATACGATAAAACTCAGGAGGTTCTTCCCGTCCATTCAATGTTGTTGGCACAAATTCCGTGTCATAACTCATAAGTACATACACTCCTGCTTGCCTTCCGTTTTTTAGAATCTGAGTGAGTAATTCAAACTGTTCACGGGTGCAATTGTTCGGAAAATCAGAAAGAACTAAAATTGTATATGGTTCTTGATGGTCATTTTCCTTGTTGTAATCCACCAAGTTTAGGTTCTTATATTTAAATCCTAAAACTTTCTGTATTACAGTAGGAATTAGGTTGCGGATATTCATAAGCGCGGTAGTAAATTCGCGCGAATCGGTAATAATACTTCCGCCGGTAATCTTAGAAGATACATTAGACAAGGCAATAAGATTAGAACCAAGACCAATAGGATCATAGGCAATTACATGGCACAGACCCTTGGGCAAGGCTGCTGCAAGGTGCAGAACGGTCGTTTGAAGAGAGTTGTTAATTAACTCTTTATCCGAACTATCATATAAGTAGCATATTCCTGATAGTTCATCTATAGGAAGTAAAGCAGGTGCTTTATGATGTTGATTCGGAGAGTACTCTAACCCCTCAAACACTCCCACATTAATTCCCTCGAACGGGAAAACCTTACTTACTTCAGCACTCCATTTACTTACGTTATTAGAGTTGGCTGCTGTTTCTTCTGCTTGCGCGTAATATTCACCAATTTCAATCATTTTGTCGAATTCTTGAGGTATTTAAAACATAAGGAGAAATTTAGTTATTCCTATACCAATCTACCTTCTCTTCCAAATCCCTGACTTGACCTTGTAAAGATTGTATCTTTTTATTTTGCGAATCAATAGTAGTTTGCTGTACTCTAATCTTAGCATTTAAACGTTCAACGTCTTGCGAACCATCGCTAGTAGGTGCTTTCGGGGGCTGAGATTTGGTTTTCTTTTTTTCGTTGTCTAGATCAGTTTGAAGTTTAGTAATAGTTTTATCTTTACTCTCAATCTGTGTCTCCATTTTATGGATATCTTTTTTCAGTTTTACAACGAGAGCAGAATTATTTGTTTTGACCTCTTTCCTATACATACCAAAAGAAGTCAACAAAAGTGCAGCCAAGATAAATGCTGTAATAATCCAATTCCATGGTGTTCTAGTCATAGCTCAAGAGATTAAAATCTAAAATGAATACCCAAATTACCCGATAGACCAGCATTATATCCCAAGGTCGGAATAAATGTATAGCCTAAACCCAAAGAAAGACTATGTTCCTTTCGTCTTCCAATTGGGATATATCCCTTTACTTGAGGGGTTAGTGTCATATGTAATTCTTTCTCAGAAGAAGATTTGCTGATCGAACGTTGTGTATAACTTCCCCAATATTCATTCACATCTCCGTCAACCAATCCGTAACCACTTCCAGTATACAATGAGGTTCTGTCCACAGTAGTACCGCAAAGTAAACCGACTTGGCAGGAAACTGAAAAATACTTGAAATATCCTCCTAAGTCAAGAAAAACATTCGTACATGTACCAGATAAATTTATCGTTGTTGATTTCGTAAAATTACCTGTATATCCTGAATTGACAAGGCTAGTAGTTTTTGTTTTCTCAGGAGTAATCATAATCCAATCTACACCAACTCCAATCAAAAAATACGAAGCCGTAAAGTCTATTGACACACCAAGATTAGTTCCTCCAATAACTCCTAATTCCATAGTAAACCCTTCAGGCTCTAAAGGATTAGTGCGCTTATATTGTGTACGTGACGGTGTAGTACTTGGACTAACAGTGGACTGAACTGGTGAAGATTGTTTTTGAGTTGAGGAGGCCGATGAAGATGTTGAAGACGATTTATTAGACTCTCTAGATGCGCTTGCAATGGCATTCCGACATGACGCCATTCTACTATCTAAATCTGGATGAGACGGATTCAATTTCGCCAATTCTTGATACTTAGCAAGAGCCTCTTTGTAATTTTTTGCAGCATACAATGTTTCTGCCGTGTTAAATAGTTCTTTGCATTTTTTTATTTTCTCCGCAAAAGCACTAGCTTTTTCTTTGTCTCCATCATCAAAGACATAGTCTTTAATACTCTTGCTTGCTTTGTCATAAAGACCGGACTTAAAATAGATCTCGGCTTGACGATAGTCGCGGTCTGCATTGCTATTTTGAGCATAACCTTGCAAACATAAAAGCGACAAAATAATTACTAAAACTTTTTTCATTATTGTAGTTATTAAAATTTTCTAACAGCATAATAATGCCCAGAGGTATTTTTCGAGGCTAATATTTCTCCGCTGGTCGTTAACATGAAAGTTTCAGACTCTCCTTCTTCCCAATATTCGTCATTTCGCATTGACCATAGAGGCATTAACAATGTTTCTCCGTTCTCCGCATAATATGTATTAAAGAAATCAGGCAAAATACGTATGTTCGGCAACTTCCAGTCGTCAAATACTAGTACAAATGATTCACATGCGTTGTATGCTGTGTACCATGATCCCTTCCCTAAATACTTGTATGTATAAGTATATCCACCGCTCTTGAAAGTCGGTAGATTATACGGATTATTAGCAGGTAATTCCAGAACCTCACTGTAAGATACACCGTTAGAATTCTTCGAGTAAGCTCTTACATAATATGAGTGTTTCGAAAAATCTAAACCCGTCATTGTCACATTTGCCGACACATTAGAACTTGCTGTAGCTGAAAAGTCATTAATTGTAGGAGTCTTTGATGTTGACCAGCATATTCCCGATGATAAAGTGACTAATGGTTCTTCAGAAATTTTAATAGAAATCACAGCAGAATTTACTGTTGCAGATTTTAGTTCTATAATCTCAGGCAAAGCCATGCCAAATGTGCGACCATATAAATCCGATTTTCCTATTCCTATAGTATTCACGGCAACAACCTGAAAATAATACTTATCACCAATTACTAAATTAGAAACTGTTCCTGCGTATTTCCCATTAGACTGACACTCTAAAGGATATTTCTTGCCTCCTACTAAATCGCTTGATTGAGCAACTTCGACATAAACTTCTTCTAATGTGTAGGAACTAGAAATAGATACATCCTTAAAATGCACTGACTTATTATCACTGGGGAACTCCCATGATACATTGTCAATCCTTGGCATCAATGATGCATCTGTCTGGTCATACAAATATATCATGCCATAATCATACTTACTTTCTGATGTAAATATTAAATCAAACCTTTTGGATGGGTACGTCTCTCCACCTAGAATGTCTATATAAAGCATACCCAAATTTGAGTTATGAGCAAAGTCAATAGAGAATTGCCCCATTCCGTTTGTGGCAGATTCCGAATACACATTGCTTCCGTCTGTAATCTTTACTGTAAGACCCGGTATGGGATTCATGGAATTTTTCTCCACGACTACTCCAGTATAAGTGGTAAATGAAGGTGCATTTTCCTTGCAACCACTCATAATCAGTACCAATATAATGATATAAATTATGTGCTTTTTCATATAACAATCCATTATTTGCTGCGTAGTTTCAAAAAAATCACACCGCAATCAACTTTAGGTTTTAAAGAAGAGGGATAAGGGATACTTCTTGATGTTGAATAATATCTATTATTCTCTTCATATACTATCAATCTAACATCTTCAGACCAGTCATCTTCATCAATGTTAGATATATCATTTTTGCTAACTTTTAAGATAAATATACCAGCGTCGCTTGTACTCGTTTCTGCATATGTTTCATCTTCATAAGAATTGCGGATGCGTACCTTTATCCCCTTTAAGGGTTCTGCCGCATTTTGTTCACCTGTTACAACATATCCATAATATTGGTAGTCTCCCTCACTTTCTGTACAACTAGTCATTATCAGTGCGAAGAACAATATTAGTGGCATTAAGTACTTTTTCATTTGCATCTCTTTATAATTTTCTAACAGGTAAAACTTTTAATTTCTCATTGGGATTTGTTGTGGAAGCCTCTGCATTCGTCCATATGTTTATCCCTATGTAATATTGGCCTTGAATAACCCATGAAGACCAATACCAACCTGATTCAGCAATTTGTTTCGCCAACTCTTCGTTGTCTGCAAGCAAATCCAAATAATCAGCTTCTGGCAATGTCCAATCATCATACCCATCTCGTAAAGATTTACATGCAGCCTTAGCTTGATTAAAAGTATATTCCCCCGGCAGAGTCTTGTGAATCATATACCCTTCCCAAATCTTATAGTCATAAGGATTTGTTTTGTCATAAACGACAAAATCATGTAAATCGTATAATTCTGGGACATTATACAAGCTAAGTTCTTTTGAAGGATATTCACTGTCCCAATAAAAAGATAATTTGTAATAATAATTCTTCAACAAAGGAGGTGTAGTCATAGTAAACATACCAGACTCATCAGAAAAAACAATTGCATAAATCTTTACGTCATCGTATAGAGTAACCTTGACATTTGATAAAGACTGACCTGTCGAACCTTCTATCAAATGCCCTTTGATTATCGATACCGTTTCTTTGTCATCCTTACAGCTCACAAAACAAAGAATAACAACTAAAAGCCAAAAGATTTTTTTCATAAAACTAGTATTTTAATAATCAAGTATTTCTATTATTCTTCTTGCGTCTTTTTTGGAAAAACCACCTGCTATAATCTCTCGTCCACCTGTACTTTCTATTACCACATAAGCAAATAGTAACCCCGAACGAAGATGTACACTTGCAATCTTCTCTCTCTCTATTAAAGACTTTTTATATCCTGTTATTGTCCCTTTGTAATACAAAACTCTATTGTCATCTATCTCTATTCTATCGGGAAAAACAGCATTGTCATCCCCAGACCATCGACTTGCTACAAAAGTTTCCATATCTATAGTCTTGAAATCTCAATGGAGTAGTAAATAACTTTAAAAAAATGAATAATGAAAAATATAGCGGCAGTTAAAACACCTAAAAATAAATATGAAATCATTTTTACAACAAAGCCAACACCTCCTTGATCAAAAGATGTTCCTTCAAAAAGATTAGTCATCCAAACAGGGCGAACGCTATCCAAGAATAACGAAGCAAGTCCTAACGTAAAAACAACAATCAATGAAGATTTGCGTTTTTCAATGAGTTCATCGCGGTAAGTCATATAGTCCTATAATTTATTATCATTTTCACGTTTTCTTATACGCGCGCAAGAAAACGGCTGCAAAATTACAAAAAAAAATCCATAACTGCAACTTTTTCAAGCAATTTTTATCGTTTTAGTGTCATTTTACTAAAAAAATAGTAAAAAGTCGATAATTTCCCGCTGCAAATATGACAAAAAACAATGTTCTTGATAAGTTATAAAATTAGTCATGAAAAGAGCAGCTTGCGCTGCCCTTGCTCATGCTCGGAAGATATAGCCATCGACCTCCGTATAATCGCCACCGGTATCGAGTGAGCGCCAAACAGCCGAATAATCAATGCAGCATTGGAGCCACTGCGGGAGGTTCTTGAAGTAGCCGCACTCCTCGCACAGGTACTCAGCGAAATCCTCTGGGCAATCATATTTGCCCTCATAGCGCTCTTCAAAATCTTCGAGCGTGCCCTCATCCCAATTGCTCAGATACGCTTCGTAGGCTTCGCGCTTTTCCTCGCTAAGGTTGGCGTACTCCTTAATTTTATCGAACGTGCTTTCGCCCATGCAGCCCTCGCAATACCACTGCTCCGGGTAGTGCTCGTAATCTTGGAACATGAGTTCCGGCTCGGCTTCGTTGGCGTGCAAGCGGTTGCAAAACTCCATAA